TCAAGAATTCTTTCTCAGATTCTCCATGATATCGACCGTTTCATTTCTCATCTTATCTGTCACATGCGAGTAAGTATCCATCGTAATTGAAATTCTGCTGTGGCCCAATCGTTCAGAGATTTCTTTCATTTTTGCGCCATTTTCGAGAAGAAGTGTAGCATGAGTATGTCTGAGAGAATGGAAGTTAAAAGAGAGGGAGAGTGCATTCGATATCCTTCTTGTGTTCCATTTCACCACACTTGGCGTAACTAGCTCACCGTCTTCCTTCGTACATACTGCATTTGAATCAATGTAGAGCTTTCCATACTTCATTCGATTTTCTAATTGTTGTTTCTTATGTTTTTTCAGAATTGCTAGCAAGGTTTGTCCAATAAAAATCGTTCGATTGGAACTGCTTGTCTTTGGTGTACCATATACCCATTCGCCATCATTCTTTACCATTTGTTTCTCTACAGTAATTGTTCCATTTGAAAAATCGACATTATCCCACGTCAGACCACAAACTTCGCCAACGCGCATTCCCGTATAAAATCCAATATTCAAAGGAATATAGAAAGGATGGCCTTCAGGAGTGATTTCTAGCATATGATCAAAGTCCTCAAGAGAAATGATTTTTAGATCTTTTTTAGTCGTTGGTCGTTCTTCGTATTTTGGTATCTTTACATACAGCATAGGATTTTGCTTGATTAATCCCCAAGGATAAACCGCCATATTCAGCGCATTCTTAAGGACAGAGTGAGTAATAGTCATTGTTTTCTTCGAGTAACCCTTTTTAAATTCAGCATTGATGAAATTTTGTAAAAGAGCAGGGGAGAGATCCGTAAGTTTTTTCTTTCCTAAATAACCGTTTATATGATTTTTGATGGTAAATTGGTAGTTTTCATAGGTATTGTATTTTAGATTTAGTTTAACGTATTCCTCCATCCAAAAATCAAGGTATTGTTTTACTCGAGTATCCGTACCTAAAAAGTACTGTCCTGTTTCGTCAATATCTGATAAAACTTTTCGTAAAGCAGCTTCGGCCTCTGGTCGGGTGTCTCCACCAACTTTCTCCACTTTTTTTCTTGAGCCATCATCATTGATATCTTCAAAATAATAATACCAACGTTTTCCACGTTTTCTCACACCGCCACGCATGTTATCAATCCTTTCGTAGATGATTTGTAATAGTAAGAAATTTTATAATATTTATTTTTAATCTGATAGGGGATAGAGCAAAAATCGTATTCATAAATAAAACATACGAACTTATGTTCTTTGGTACTTAAAAAGAAAAGCCCGAAGGCTGTTCTTTTGATCTATTAGTTTAAAGAAATATCAACTGTTTCATCATTCCAAATAGATGTAGCATATTGAAGCTTTAACTTGGCATTTGTATCAGCTTGGCCAACCAAATCACCAGTAACTGAAGCACCATCATCCAAATCACCACTATTTAATTGGTTAATATTATCTAATGTAGTGATTTCATCCATATCAGTGGCATTACCATCTGCATTTAGCTTGAAGTCATAAGGGTTATAGGACTGCTTTTTACCAGAATTATTAGTAATTGTAATGTTTGCGATAACATATTGTTTTCCATCATCAGGAGTATCGAACTCACTACCGCTACTGTATTGCACATTATTAACTTTAATTTCATAGCCCTCGTAGCTCACAGTATCTCCAACAGCAAAGTCCTGGTTCAAAGGATCACTAGAACTCTGTGTATCTTTCTCAGCAGAATCGTTGCTACTTACTTTTTCTGTTTTAGCAGAAGTAGTTTCTTTTTTATCATCGCCACCGCCTAGCGCACCACCAACGATGAACACAACGATTACCAATAGAATCCAAAACCAAACTCTCTTATAGAATGGTTTTTTCTCTTTCATAACATATGTTTTACCATCTTCTCCTGTAACCTTTTTCTTTGCCATTATTTCTCCTCCAAAAAAATATTATTACTCCCACTTAAGGCAGGCAGTGATAGTCGCCTCCAAATCAAAGAACTATACCGTTCACGCTTTCCCCACAAAGCAAAAGCACAATTCATGATTAACTAAATTAAGAATCTATAAGCCGAAACTGGAAGACCATATAAACGAGATAAATCTTCAATTTTTCTGGGATACATTTGTGTGTCTTCTTTATATAAGTCGGCTATAAGATTAGCAGCAAAGCAATTCGCTTCGCTTTCAGACTTGCTTCTAGAATTTCTTGTAGAGACGTAATAACTTGATAATCCTTTGTGGAAAATGGCATGACCAAGCTCATGAGCACAAATGTAAAATCTTTCCTCAGAATCCTTTAATTCGTCATTCAAAAGAATGACAGCACGACCTAAAATCTCTTGGAATTGACCTTTAGGATCATCAATAAAAGGAACATATTCAATTTGAATATCCATTTTTTCACAAATATAAAATGGATTAGCGGATTGATACTTCCGCTTTAGGTTCTCAACTAAATTGATAACATCCAATTCCATACCCAATCACTTCTCTTTGTCCTTGTCTTCTTTTTTGAATTTCCAAAACATGCCTGCTAAAACATCTCTGACTCTTTGAAGCTGTTCGGGTGTTAAAGTTTCGCCTCCATAAGCCATGTTAGCATTTGATTCAAGTAGTTTATCAAGTTCAATTATATCTTCTTTAGTCGCCCATTCTGGAGTTTTATGATTACTTAATAGATAGTCAGTACTAACGTTAAATAGATGAGCTAATTTAGTTAGTGCTTCTGAATTAGGTTCTGCACGACCTACTTCCCAACTTCCTATAGTTTGTTGGGATACGCTCATTTTTTTTGCTAGTTCTGCTTGGGTCCAGCCATGTTGCTTTCTTAACTCTTTGATTCGATCTTTTAACACAGCAAGTCCTCCTTTTAATAAAATTATATACTACAAAGCGTAGTCGGTACAACGAAATTTAGTTAATACAAAAAAAAGTAGTAATAATAGTTGACTTACTAAATTTTGTAGTATATTATAACTACATAAGGTAGTAAAAGAGAGGTGGAAATGTATGGAAAACAAAATGGGACAAATAAGATCTAGAAAAGGGATCTCTCAATCTCAACTAGCGTCTTTATTAAAAGTATCCCAAAAAACAATCAGTTCTTGGGAGGTAGGACGTACCTTGCCTAAGCCTTCCCAGATGCAACATCTAGAAGATATTTTTCATGTTCCTAAAGAAAAAATTTTTTTTATGGCTTTTAACTACAAAAATGAGTTAAAAACAAGGGAGACTTCCAAATGAAATTTTTAGTAATAGCAATATGGATATTTGGAATACTTTGTATTCAGACAATGCGTAAATTAGAACCTTGGAATAGTTGGTACCCTTTCTACGCATTGCTAGTTTTATTAATAATTACTAGTTATCTATTATCCGTCTAATATCGTACAAAAGTGTTTCTTTCATGTACAAGCTAAGGAGATGATTTTAATGACACGCCAAGAAAAAATAAAAAATCTGCTAAAACTCTCAATACAACCTAAAGTTGAAAACCCAACAATTTCACCAAATTATGAAATTAAATTAAATGATTGGACATTAGGACGTGGAGTAACAAATATTGAACTATTTATGCCAGCATCAGGCAAGCCAAAACTAAAAATCGAATGTTTTATAGATGAAGTTGATATAAAAGATGTTTTAGTAGGACCAGAAATTCTCCCTTTGAGTAAATACTTCAAAAATTCAAAAGGAGAATAACCAAAAATTATTTATTAATTACAATTGGAACAAGCTCACTATAATAACTTTCTGTTTCTAAAATATTGTCGGGATATTTTAAATGAAGAGAGTTTACAGTATCGATTACATCTTTTTGATTGAAACCTTCTAAATAGTGGGTACTTGTCCCTTTAGGAGCTATTTCAACGATTTCGATTATCTTTTTAACGATAGATTCTTTATAAGCCATAATCTCACCACCTTTCATAGTGAGATTATATCAAATAAATAAGGAGATGATTTTAATGACACGACAAGAAAAAATAAACATCGTACTTGATGCTAGACCTAGACTAGTCCACATCATCAAATGTGCAAATGATGATCAACTCGATCGTCTAGTTGAAGAAGTCCAAAAAGAGCTTGAACGTGAACTAGATGAAGCAGCTTTCGTTTGATTCTTTAAATTAATAGTATAAAAAAATTGCTCGTATTGATATACGGGCGAATAAGAATATGAGGTGTTTAAACTGTTAAAAAAATCAAGTGTTATTCGAGAATCGTTAGTCGAAGTAATTAATAAGAGTGGTGAGACCAAAAAGGAAATAGCAAGACAAATCAACGTCTCTCAACAGTCATTAAGCGATTGGACAACATTGCTTAATACGAAGCCCGTGACGTTGGAAAATGCTCAGGCGTTAACGGATCATTTTAGAGATTCAGATTTCACTCTTCAAGTGATTCATGAGTTCTTTGGTTTATTTAAATCAATAGATGGTGATGTTTATAGAAGAGATCCATCTTCACTTGATAAGTTGCAAATGATTGAATCAGATGAGCGGAAACAGAAGAAGCAAGAAGTAGAAAAAATTCTTCTTAAACAAGTAAATTACTTAACTGTTGATGATCGTCAACAAATCATTGCATATGCTCATGAATTTTTAGATGAAATCATGGTGGAAGTAACACTAATAAGTGCATTATGCGAAATACTTGGAATCGATATTCGCAAGCTTAGTGAGGAACGGCTATCGTACTGGGTGGTACAAGGATATATGAAAGGATGATGGAAATGGAAACATTGGAAAATATTTTTCCAAAAAAAGTTGTCTTGAAGCGCAACAGTAAGAGAAACGTCGAAAAACTAACTTACTCAGTTACTGAAGCGGCATTAGCTATAACAACAAATCCACAAAACGTAAAAGCTTTGATCGATATGGGGTACTTGGGTTGCTTAAAGATTGGAGAGATACGGATACCCAAAGCTGAAGTTAACCGTTTTTTAAACAATTATATGAACCGAGATTTGGCTAGTGAAATTGCTAAATATAGAGAGGAGAGAAAGAAATGAAAACTGTATTTAAAATGACTGTCAAGAGCGCTTTGCTTATGAGTCTAGTAGCAATCCTACTGGCAAGTATTAATCCAGCATATGCACTTATTTATTGGGGAACCTTAGTAGCGATTACTGCTGTAAGAGAAAGTTTCAAAATGCCAACACAAAAAAGACCGACCAGCGACGGCAATCGCTAATCGGCAACATATCAAAATAACTTAACTGTATTTTAGCACGAAAGGAAGGCTAAAACAATGAATGATTTTGGACAAGCGCTCGATCAGTATTTGACGACTCCTGAATGGGGCACACCACACGAAGAGGAGGAAGACGATGAGTAAGTCTATTTTAGAAATGAGCCATCAAGAATGGCTTGAGGATCGTCAAAAAGGTATTGGTGGTTCTGATGTTGGAACGATTTTAGGGTTGAACAAATGGAAATCACCTTATCAATTATGGCTTGAAAAAACAGGGCAAGTCGTACTTGAAGAAACAGCAAGCGAGCCAGCTTATTGGGGCAATATTTTAGAAGAAGTTGTTGCTAAAGAGTTTCAGGAACGGACAGGTAAAAAGGTTCGCAGAAGGAACCAAGTCTTTGAACATCCGCTGCATCCGTTTCTAAGAGCGAACATCGATCGTGATGTTGTTGGAGAAAACGCCATTCTGGAATGCAAAACAGCCAATCAATTTCTCGGTAAAGAATGGGAAGGCGAAGAGGTACCGCTTAGTTATCTCTGCCAAGTTCAGCATTACATGAACGTTCTAAACAAAGACTATTGTTACATCGCTGTCTTGATCGGTGGCCAAAAATTCATCTGGAAGCGGATTGAACGAGATCAAGAGCTGATCGATACAATCACTGAACAATTAGTAGAGTTTTGGGAAACGAACGTTCTTGGAGGTATCGAGCCTGTAATTGACGGAAGTGAAGCGACTGCTGACTTCTTAAAAGAAAAATATGCAGATGTAGAAGAAAATCAAACAGCTCTACCATCGCGTTTTGATGAACTTATCGAGCAGAAAAGAGAACTCAAGCGGTCGAAAAAAGAAATTGAGTCAGCTATCCGTCAAGTAGACAACGAGATTATCAGCGAGCTAGGAAAACGTGCGGCAAGTATCGGTATTACACAAAGGAACATCATCAGCTGGAAACTTGTCCGTACGAGACGTATAAACTCGAAGAAACTAGCAGAGAAATATCCGGATATCGCAAATGATGAAGAGATTTATAACGTTACTGAATCAAGAAGGCTAACCGAAAAGGAGATCAAATAATATGGCAACAAATGAATCGTTAAAAAATCAATTGGCAGAAAAGCCACAGAAACAAGTTGCACCAGGTCAATTAGGACTTAAAGCTTTGATGAATACACCAACAATGAGAAAGAAATTTGAAGAGGTGCTTCATGACAATGCTAATGCTTTTATGTCGAATGTTATGACTCTTGTATCTAATGACAGTTATCTTGCAGATAGTGAACCGATGTCTATCATGAGTGGTGCGTTAACTGCTGCAACATTAAATCTTGGGCTAGATAAGAATTTAGGTTATGCATATTTAGTTCCATTCAATAGTAAAAACAAGCAAACAGGAAAATGGGAAAAGAAAGCTCAATTCATGCTTGGCTATAAAGGATATATCCAATTAGCCCAACGATCAGGTAAATACAAAGCATTAAATGTGATTGAAGTTTACGAAGGAGAACTAAAAAGCTGGAACCGACTGACAGAAGAGTTTGAGTTTGATCCAAATGGTAGAACATCTGATGAAGTCATTGGATATGTTGGCTATTTTGAATTACTGAATGGATTCAAGAAAACTGTCTATTGGACCAAACAAGAAATTGAAGCTCATCGAATTGCTAACAATAAAGATCGAGATAAGACAAAGTTAAGTGGTGTGTGGGCATCTGATTACAATGCAATGGCACGAAAAACTGTTTTGAGAAATCTTCTTTCTAAATGGGGGATCTTATCCATTGAAATGCAAGAAGCTACCACATCGGATGAGAGAGTCCAAAGAGTTCAAGAAGATGGCAGCATTATTGCTGAAACAGAAGTTGAGGAAGATATTCCTGAAAGAAAAGAAGCAGAGGTTATTTCTGAAGAAAACGAAGATGTACAAACTGGATTATTCGATGCATCAAATCCACCATTAAACAAATAGTGAGGGAGTTATCTCCCTCTTAACATCAAAACGAAAGGAGGAACACAATTGGATTACATCGGACAGCTTAATGCTTTTGACAATTGGCTTGAATATAACGAGCTTGGCGCTGGTCCCCAACTGCTTTGGTATAAGCTAATGGCTATAGCAAACAAAAGTGGATGGCAGAGCGAATTATCGATTGCCAATACAAGGCTACAAGCAATGACTAAAACGTCTGAAAAAACATTGATTAACAATCGTAATCAATTGATCCAAAACGGACTCCTTCAATATAAAAAGAGAGGTCGTACAAAAGCTGGAGTTTATATTCTTTCTGATCTAACTGGAAATTTTACAGTAAAAACCACAGTAGATAATACGGTAGAAAATCCCACTACTGGAAATATTCCAGTAGATAGTAAAGTAAATCCGAAAGTAAATAGGGAAGTAAATCCTTCAGTAGATTCTACAGTAAATCCTTCAGCTTATATAAACAATACAAAACAAAACAAGACAAATAAAGAAGATGATGATATAGGCGTGTATGAGTTCATCCAAAAAAACTGGGGGAAATCACCTACTGGACTTTTGCAAGGAGCATTAGGACCGATGATTAAAACTTGGGGAGCAGATATGATTCTCTTTGCTTTTAAATTAGCTTTCGAAAACAACGTGGAGATGCCAGGATTGAAAAAATACGTTGAAGCGATATTAAATTCATGGAGTAATCAAGGAATTAAGACAATGGAATCAGCAGAAAAAGCTCAAGAAGCTTTTAAGAACAAGAAAAAACAAAACTATCTTCCTAAACGTCAAAACAATGTACGGCGTGAAAAGTTACCTGATTGGGTCAACAAACCTCAAGAAGAAAAGGCACTAGATCCTGATAAAAAAGCAGAATTAGAAGCCCGCTTTGCTGCTTATCAGGCTAAGAAGGAGGCGCTTCTTGAGAACGAATAAATATCGTAATCGAAAAACTATCCATCGAGGTATCAAGTTCGATTCTATCGCAGAAGCAGAGTATTACGATTTAGCCTTATGGCAAGCTGAAGCGAACGGCTGGAAAGTAAAACTTCAGGAACGATTTGAGCTGATGCCGAAATTTGAACTAGACGGAAAGAAGTATCGCAAGATCGAGTATATTCCCGACTTCACATTTTATAAAAACGGCAAACTTGTCAAAGTCGTAGATGTCAAAGGGATGCAGACAAAAGATTTCAAAATCAAAGCGAAACTCTTCTGCAGTCAATATCGAGTACCGCTGATCTTAGCGAAGAAATATCGGAATACGTTCAAGGAAGAACGGTTTTAACGAGGTGATCCATCATGACAACAGAAGAAGTGATTCAAATGCGAATTCGAAGCATTTAACGTGAAATTGACGATCTGGAGCGAACAAAGGCAGTGATGGTCAATGAAACGGCTAGAAAGGCAATCGATTTGCACATAGAGAACTTAAGAAGGGAAATTCGTAGATTGGAGGAATGAGCGTGGATAAGAAAGCAGCAATGAAACGAATTGCTGAATTAACCAAGTCAGAATCTTGGCAAGAAGACAAAGAAATAGTTGCAGAAGTCCAAAAGCTCGGTAAATCAATGTGGACTGAAAAGCCTAAACGGAAAACGCCGAGAAGAATTGCAATCTGGCATGGTGATCGAATTCTAGTAACAGGTACTGCTGAACAGTTATCTGAAATTACTGGATTAAGCAAAAACATCATCTGGGATAGAGCTAGGAGCTTATGGATTGATTCAAAAGGACGACAATTTAAATATTTGGAGGAGAAATAATAGTTCAAAGTCGGTGACATGGTTCGCTGCGAAGCAGAAGGGTTCATCTATCCGTTTCGTGGATATGTAGAGCATCTCTATAATCACTCAGCAATCATTCGTATTGAAAATACGATGGAATGCGATAAATGGACAGCTAAAAGCAAAGAGAATTTAGCAGTGGTGAGATTGGTGGATATTGAACTAATCAATGACAAATAAAAAAGCCGGATCGCTCCGACTAACATAATAAAACAGACAAGTTTATTATATCACATAAAGGAGCGGTTTGACTTGATGCAATTGTTACGAGAGGTAGATTTCAAACAGACAAGATGTAATGCGAGAGATGTGCTGAAGAACTTTCGGCGTTTGGAGCGGATGGCAGGTCGCTCTTTGATAGATATTAAGTCTCCTATCATAACCGATATGCCGAAGGCACCGAAGCATGGCAATAAGACAGAAGACGCGATCATTCAGATGATGGATATAGAAGCAGAGAGAGATGCGATTCTAGCGGCTTTGATGGCTCTTAGTCTGATTAGTCGCCAGATACTCTACTACAGTTTCTGTGACGTAAACAAGCACTCTAATTATGAAATAGGGCAATTGATACGAGGATACGGTGAAAAGAATGTAGAGAAGCTTAAATCCATCGCATTGATCGAATTTGCAGAAGCATACAAAAAAGGCGTGTTAGTTCAGTATCGTTGATTTTGTAGGGTTTTTGTAGGGATAGTGTAGGGTTTTTGAGCGGTTTAACGTGATATTATGGTAGTGTCGAAAGATTAGGAAACAGGATCGACAAAATAAAATGTAAGGGAGGAAATCTCCCTCATCGTTTTAAATTAAGCTTCGATAGACAGCAGCGTAAATATTAAGAATAAGGATGTGAATTTCAACTCCTTCTAAATTGTTCTTATTATCTATCATCCGTTGCTGTCTATTAATTTATGTATTGGAGAAAAAACGAATGGATAAAGAAATCAAAGCAACTGTCAAATTAGATTTGACTGAACTAAAAGAACTGCTCAACAAGGCTAGTGACCAAGTCGAACAGTTACAAGAAACTTTAGATGAAATTGCTAATTTTAAAATCCAAGTTTCTTAGCAGTATATTTTTTAGCAGCTGCACTCATGAAATCAGACCAAGTATCAAAATTTGTATTATCAGATACGAATGCATCCATTTGATCATCAGGAATCGCGGCAAACGATTCTTCAGAGCTGCAGTCAAATCCGCTAACCTCAAAGAATTCCTCAATGGAGTTAAATTTGGTATTAGCTGAAACAAAATCATTTGTAAATAACTCGGACATTGGAACGCTATGTTCACCGTCCATTTCTTGGGCAGCTTTTGCCATTTTGTTAAGTTTTTTACTTAAATCATCAAACCCGTTACTCATATATTCACCACCTATAATTTATTTCAGTAGACCACTTACCGATAAGAAAATTATACCAAAGAAAGGAATGTAAAAAATGAACACGGAAAGAATTGTTTTAGAAGCAGAAGAAAAAGAATTTATTGAAACGGTTATTAGTTTTGTAATTGAGAAAGGCTGGACGATTTCTAATTTGCAAAATGCTGTATCAAAAGCGGAAGATTATATGAAAAAAAATGCCATATTAACAGAGCTGACAATTGGTATGCCAGCTCAAATTAAAGATTAATAGAATCTATATTTGTATTGCCCACCACCACGAACAATCAAATACCATCTACCAGGACCACTGACTGTGATATTTACCGGTGTTCTAGTGTAATGTCCGCCGTAGTACTTAAATTTTTGACCAGAGTTCATTTTTCTGTAGTTCGTAGAATCGACCAAAAATACATCTGCGGTATGTTGAAGTTCTACTCTTACAGATAATGAACCGCTGGATTCAGCATAAGGAACCTGCACCATGTTTTTCACCTCCTTATCGGCTATTTCAGCAGACCACTTGCTGATAACTAAAATTATACGCTTAGTATTTATTTTCACAATATTAATTTGTCACTGTGGCGGAAAGGTAACGCTTAAAAATAAGGTCAATACGTCGAGGGATAGCCTTAACGTTTTATGATTTGACCATGCAATGTTCGATTCATTGCCAGTGACTTTAGCAACTGAGGGTTGGAAATGGGCGCTCAAAGTACACGAGCAAGGCGAGGTCGATAGTAATCGATGGAATCGGTGTAGGTTGCTTGATAGAGCTATAACTGCATCTCGTTTATGAGGTGTAGGTTAGGAGAGAAACATTAGTTGGGGTTATTAGGAATACGATAACCTGCTTGCGACAAAGCTTTGTACTGTCGCGTTGGTCATGAACAGAGACGGTATTCTGTTTCAGTATTCGTTAGCAACCGAGGGTGGTATGAACTCGTGTGGTGCGAGCCCTAGGGAGGAACAGGATAACCGCCTGTGTGTAGGTTGCTATTACATATTAGATCACTCATTGAATGGTCTTTTTACATTACATAAAGGAGGCTGCATAATGAGAAACTACTGGTATGTATTACTAACAAACCGATATCCGCAACCGAACACTGATGATCCAGTGAGGGTTGTCCAATCAGTCCAAATAAAAAAGAAGTACTCCATCATTGAAATGGCCAGAGAAGCAACACCAAAAGAGATTGATAAATGCAAACTTCTTTATTGCGGTCATGGTTTCTATTCAGATAAACACATACAGGAAAATCTTTCAAAGTATGTGTAGATTACAAAACAAATGTTGCAAACAAGCGAGGTGGTGTCACATGTGAAGAAATACGAACTAGCTAAAGATGATTATGAAAAAGGGTTGAAGTATAGAGAAATAGCGGAAAAGTATGGTGTATCCATCAGCACAGTAAAGTCATGGAAATCCCGTTACTGGTCTCGAGAAAAGGTTGCAACCAAGAACGCAACTATTCCGAACAACAAAGGAGCGCCAGAGGACAACAAAAACGCTGTTACTCATGGACTTTTTGCCAATTGGTTACCTTCTGAAACATTAGAAATTATGAATGAGGTTGCAACCTCTAAACCTGAGGATATATTATGGAATAATATCATGATCCAGTACACGGCTATTATCCGAGCACAGAAAATCATGTATGTTGATTATGAGGGTAGTTTGTCCAAAGAAGTTTCTAAGTGGTCCTCGAGTGATTCTGGAAGTTCAGAAGAATATGCTATTCAATATGCTTGGGATAAACAAGCTAATTTTATGAACGCACAGTCAAGGGCTATGAGCACGCTATCTAGCTTAATTAGACAATTTGTCTCTATAGCTGATGAACATGATGAGCGACGTAAGAAACTTGAACTCATGAACACTCAAGTCAATTTAGCAAAAGCACAATTGAAGCAATTAGACGATGGCTATGATTCGTCAGAAGAACAAACTGTAATTATTGATGACATTCCGTTAGTTGAAAGCGAGGCTGGTTCAAATGGCATTAATGGCCAAGAAACAAACTCAAATTAAGACTACGGACTTGATTAACCCACATTTTTATAAGATGTGGCACACACAATGTCCGTATGTTTTGATGAAGGGCGGACGTGGATCGTTTAAATCATCTGTTATTAGTTTGAAACTTGCTACTGAAATGAAGAAACACACGCAAGCAAAACATAAGGTTAACGTTGTTTGCATGATGAGTCAGCACAAGTATTTAAGAGATGCTGTCTATGAACAAATCAAGTGGGCACTTTCAATGCTAGGCATTTCAAAAGAATATAAGTTTCGTACTTCTCCTTTGCGAATCATTCATAAACGTACTGGTTCTAAGTTCTATTTTTATGGCGTTGATGATCCATTGAAACTTAAATCTAATGCGATAGGCGATATTATCTCATTGTGGTATGAAGAAGCTGCAAACTTTGAAAGCGAAGAAGTATTTGACCAGACGAATGCAACCTTTATCCGTCAACGTTCGCAATGGGTAGATCAAGTACAAGTTTACTATTCATGGAATCCACCTAAGAATCCATATGATTGGGTCAATGAATGGGTAGAAAAATGTATGCGCCTAGATGATCATTTAGTGGACCACTCGACTTATAAAGATGATGAGCTAGGTTTTACGGATCCGCAGCAATTAAAGCTGATAGAAACGTATAGAGAAAATGATGAAGATTACTATCGATGGCTTTACTTAGGCGAAGTGATTGGTCTTGGCACGCTCATCTATAACATGGATCATTTCCATCCGCTTGATGAGTTACCAGATGATGATTACATCGTTCAGATTTGCTTTTCAATCGATAGTGGACACCAAATATCAGCGACTACCTGTGGTTGCTACGCTATTACCAAAAAGAAAAATGTCATTTTATTGGATACTTATTATTATTCTCCTGAAGGAAAAGTAAATAAGAAGGCACCTGATGAGCTTTCTAAAGATTTGCATGATTTTATTGAGCGATGTCAAATAAAATACAATAAGTATGCCTACAAAATCACTATTGATTCGGCGGAAGGCGCTCTAAAAAATCAATACTATAAAGATTACAATGAGAAGTTTCATGCAGTGCCCAAAGCTAAAAAAGTGGATATGATCGATTATGTACAGAACCTCCTTGCACAAGGCAGGTTTTTTTATTTGGATACAGAAGCAAATCGAATATTTATTAAAGAGCATCGTGATTATCGATGGGATGAAGATACTTTACAATCTGATGATCCAAAAGTTATCAAAGTTGGTGACCATACATGTGACCAGTTCCAATATTTTGTAAAAGATAATCTAAGTGATTTAGGACTGAAATGGTAGGTGAGAAAATGAGTGGGATTCAGCGCATCAAAAACTTTTTTAAGAAAGGAGTGAAACGAATAGATATGAATTTGAATGGCATAGAACTTGGTAAAATCACAGATCATCCCAAAATTGATATTGATCCATATGAATATGAGAGAATCGCTGAAAATTTTCGTTATTATGCGAATAATTTCCCGAAAATTAAATATATAACCTCTTTTGGTAAAGAAAATAAACGTCCATTTAATCCGTTGAATGTAACCAAGACTGCAGCAAGAAGATTAGCGAGTATCATTTTTAATGAGAAATGCAAGATTGCTTTAAGAGATCCTGACGATGAAGATTCAGACAGTTTAAAAGAAGCAAATACGTTCTTGGCGAAAACACTGTATAACAATAATTTTTATAATCTTCTTGAACTGAATCTTGAAAAAGGAATTGCTTCCGGTGGATTTGCTATGCGTCCTTATATTGATGGAGATAAAATCAAAATCTCTTGGATCAGAGCAGATCAGTTTTATCCTTTGCGTTCTAACACAAATGAAATCAGCGAATGTGCAATTGCTACTAGGTCAGTTCAAACAGAAAATGATAAAAATTATTACTACACGTTATTAGAACTCCATGAGTGGGTAAATGGGAAGTACATTATTTCTAATGAGCTTTATAAGTCAGAATTGGAAAGTTCTGTCGGTAAACAAGTACCATTAGAAACTTTATATCCTGATTTAGCAGAGGAAGTCACCTTAGAAGGATTAAGACGTCCTCTTTTTGTTTACTTCAGAACACCTGGTGCAAACAATAAATCTCTAGAAAGTCCGTTAGGCGTTGGAATCGTTGATAATGCAAAAGAAATCTTAGATACCATCAATAATACTCATGACCAATTTGCTTGGGAAATACAAATGGGACAAAGACGTGTTGTAGTTCCTGCAGAGTTTCTTAAAACAGATGAAGCCCATCCGCCAATGTTTGATAGTGATCAAAATGTATTTGTAGGGATGTATGGGGCAGAAAATGCTGGAATAAAAGATATTACTACGGCAATACGAACAGTTCAGTATAAAGATGCCATCGATCATTGGATCAAAGAGTTTGAGGTACAAGTAGGACTATCAGTTGGTTCAATGAGCTACGCTGATGATGGTTTAAAAACAGCAACTGAAATCGTCTCTAACAACTCAATGACGTATCAAACACGTTCTAGTTATTTGACAATGGTTGAAAAAGCCATTAATGAATTAGTCCATTCGATTTTTGAATTGGCAGGTTATGCAGAGCTCAATTCAACTGGAAAACCATTGTTTGAATTAAATTACGATGATTATAAAGTCGATATCAGTTTTGAAGATGGTATTTTTGTCAACCAAGATAAACAACAAGAAGATGATTTAAAAGCTGTGGTTGCTGGCGTGATGCCAAAGAAACAGTTTCTTATCCGTAATTACAATCTAAGTGATCAGGAATTAAAAGAATGGTTGGATGACTTGAAAGAGGAAATGCCTGAAGCAGGATCAACCGAACGTCGTAGTCAAGATGCGTTATTCGATTTAGGTGATTAATTATGATTACACCAGAAAAAATGCAAAAGGCCGCAAACTCAATTATCAATATCTATTCAGAACTGGAAGACCGAATCTTTAACATCATAATCAAAGCGTTAAAACAATCTCGTTTTCAAGATGTAGCTAAAGAAGATGTGCTTTTGTGGCAAGTAAATCAACTTTCTAAAATGGGTACATTAAACGATAAAGTCATTGATTTGTTAGCACGATATACAGGAGAGACTCAAGAAGCGATTGAACAATTGATTAAAGGAAACGGCGTGAAGATCGTTGATGAAATAGACCGTGAGCTTGAGCGAATGGTGCATAAAAGTATTCCTGTGTCTGACGACGTAAACAAAATTCTAGACTCTTTGGTTCGTCAAACTTTCCAAGACTTAAATAATAATGTCAATCAAACGCTGATCACTACTAATTTCAATGAGAATGCAGTCATGAGAGCTTATCAAGCAATTCTCAAACAATCAACCATCGAATCTATGACAGGTCTTAAAACGCATGAGAAAGCCGTGAAAGATAACGTCTATAAAATGGTAGATATGGGAATTAAGTCAGGCTTTGTCGATAAAGCTGGTCGTGAGTGGTCAATGGAGGCTTACTCGAGAACAGTGATTCAATCCACCTCACACAGAACATTCAACGATTTACGATTGCAACGAATGGAAGACTTTGACTGTGTTACTGCATTGATGAGTAGTCATCCAGCAGCCCGTGAAGCGTGTGCGCCAATCCAAGGCGGATGGGTATTAACTGTGCCGAAGAATGAAGCACCAGAAGAATTCAAACATTTACCCTCTATTTATGATCACGGATACGGCGAGCCAAGCGGAACGCAAGGAATTAACTGTACACATATTCTTTATCCTGGCCGTCCTGATGTGAACACGAACAATCAGCCGCGATATGATCCAGAAGAAGTACAAAGAAATGCTGAGATCCAGCAAAAGCAAAGAAGATTAGAGCGTGATATTCGTTACCAGAAGAAGCGAATGAATGCGGCGTTAGAGTTGGAAGATCCCGAAACTGTCCAGATGTGCAAACAAGTGATTGCTAACAAACAGAAACAGTTAAGGGAGCTTATCAACGAACATGGGTTCTTAGTTCGTGATTACAGTAGAGAACAAGTACAAAGTTAATAATTTAAGCCTAGCAATCGCTAGTCTTTTTATTTTGCCCTGAATACGGCGTTAAACTGTTCAATCCATCGAGGGCGTAGCCTCGTTAAACAACGAAAGGATGAATGAAATGAAACGTGAAGAACTGAAAGAACTTGGCTTAACTGATGAACAGATTGGATCAATTATGGCTTTGCATGGTGTGACTGTGAACGAGTTGAATAGTCGGGTGTCTACCGCGGAACAACAGGCCACTCAATATCAAGAACAGTTAGAGAAAAACCAAAATGAGCTGAATGATTTCAAAGCAAATGCTAAAGGAAATGAAGATCTTACTAAGCAGTTAGAGGATTTACAGTCTAAGTTCGATGAAACGAAGACGAGTTCTGAACAACAAATTGCTGATCTTAAAAAATCATCAGCGATTGACTTAGCTCTAACACAAGCCGGGGCTAAAAACATTAAGGCTGCTAAAGCCTTGCTAGACAGCGAATCATTGGAACTGACAGACGAGGGATTAAAAGGATTAGATGAACAACTGGCCGCACTCAAAGAGAGCGACGGTTATTTATTTGGCCAATCTGAACAGGTTCCACCTAATCCCGATGGTAAGAAGGCTACCTTTTCTGGGAATGCTAGTTCTGGCCAGAATGTGGAAGAAGATGTGTTCGCTAAAGCATTAGGAGTTTTACCAAACAAAAATTAAATTTGGAGGGAATAAAATATGGCAATTAATTACATTACAAAGGACAATGGGATTTTCGATCAGAAGATCACTCAAGGATTGTTAACGACGATCTTAGGTATTCCACAAGTTGAATTTGTGAACGGTGGTAAATCATTTACATTAACGACTATTTCAACTTCTGGTTTAAAAAACCACACACGCAACAAAGGATTTAACAGCGGTACTTATGGAAATGACAAAAAAGTTTACACAATGGGTCAAGATCGAGACGTTGAATTTTACATCGATAAACAAGACGTTGATGAAACGAATCAAGACTTAGCTGTAGCTAAAATTTCAAATGTATTTATTACAGAACACGTGCAGCCTGAAATTGATGCGTATCGTTTTTCTACTTTAGCTGCAGGAGCAGGAAATACTAAAGAAGAAACAATTACTGAAAAGAATGCTTATTCAGCCATTAAAGCTGCAATTTTACCAGCTCGTAAATTTGGCCCACAAAACCTAGTAGCGTTTGTATCAACAACCGTAATGGATGCATTAGAACGTTCTTCAGAATTTACTCGTAATATCACTAATCAAAATGTTGGGCAAACGGCACTAGAATCTCGGGTAACTTCTCTTGATGGTGTGTTATTGGTCGAAGTTTGGGACGATACTCGTTTCAAAACTAAGTTCGATTTCACTGATGGCTACGCTGCTGCCGCTGATGCACAAGACATCAATATCTTAGTTGTCGCTAAACAAGCAGTTATCCCCGTGGTTAAAGAAAACACCGTCTTCTTGTTTGCGCCAGGCGAACATTCACAAGGTGATGGCTACTTATATCAAAACCGCTTATACCACGACTGCTTTATCAAAGAACAACAAAAAGAAGGTGTATCTGTCTCTTTGGCCCCAAAAGCTTAGCCCCATCCGGCGTAACTTTGAATAAAACAACAGCTACGCTAACGGTGGGAGCAACAGAAACATTGTCTGCTACTGTATCACCAGAAACGGCAACTGATAAATCAGTCAAATTTACCTCTAGCGATGAAACAATTGCAACAGTAACGCCAGTGCAAGGAAAGGTTACTGCTATTAAAGTAGGAGCTACGACGGTCACAGCGACAACCGTAAATGGTAAAACTGCTACGTGTGAAGTCACGGTAACCGCAGCAAGCGAAGGATAGTGTAGTAGCTATCCTTTTTTAATGAAAGGAGGCAGTTATGAGCTATCTTACGCACGATGAATATTTAAAATCAGGATTCAACAAAGTATCAGTTTCGGAGTTTGATGACTTAGAAAAATGTGCTGCACGTCAGCTTAATCGAGTGACAGGCGATTTTTACATGAGACATTCTTTAGCTGATGACACGTTCAAATATCGAGTGGATAAGTTCAAAATCGCAATGGCTGTCCAAATTGAATATTTGAAGTCAGTTGGAGTTACTTCGTTATCAGACTTACTAAATGCTTCCCCTTCAAGTGTCAGCGTTGGTCGTATGCGTATTGAATCTGGAAGCACGAATGCAGCAACGGTCGGTAGAACGATGGTCGCTACAGAGGCGTATAACGAATTGATTTATACAGGGCTTCTTTACAAAGGAGTTGACTATCGATGATTCCTTTAATGCCAAAAGAACTTTGTAACCAGTCAATTACTTTGAGGCTGCTAGATGGTCATGACAAATGGCAAAAACCTGTCTTTTCTGAACCAATCACGATTAATCATATGATCTTTCAACCTCAAACAGTGTACAGCGGTAGTAATAATAATCGGCAAGTGGTAGCCAACGCTATCGCTTTTTTGTTTGCTGGAGTATCTGATCCGATGCCAGTGATTAATAAAAATCATGTTGGGTCAAAGATTGACTTTGAAGGTGAGACTTACACTATCACGACGATCGTAGATAACCGTAATCCATACAGTAACGAAGTCTACTCGTATGAGTTGGAGGTGCTGTAATGCTCCATGTTAAGGTTGAAAAAAATGGCGTCGATCGTAAGTTGTCAGTGATGAACATCAATTCAGCACTGTATTATATGACATCTCAAATGCACATGGATATGAATCTATATGTGCCTAAACGCCAAGGAAATTTAAGGGACAAATCATTTGTTAACAAGAACCGAATCACATATACCGTTCCTTACGCTAAACCTCAATTTAGAGGGATCGTCAATGGTAGTAGAGTTAAGAATTATACAACGCCAGGGACAAGCCGACGTTGGGACCTCAGAGCAAAAGCTAATCATATGGATAGTTGGCGTAGGGCATTTATCAAAGGAGGAAACTTGTAATGGATTTATGGGAACGATTATCTGACTCGATAGATTCTATTCAAGGCCTTCCAATGCCATGCTCGATGGGATTTCTAAACGGTGAAGATACACTTTGCGTTTATTCTATGCCGGGTAGCCGAACAGTCGAAGAATACTTTGACGGTACGAAAGAGCGTGAAATGCTCTATGAGGTCGGATTTAACACGAAAGACCAAGAAAAAGCCAATCAAACTCTTTGGCTCATATCAAATCATTTAGACGAACTCTCAACTCTGAAGTCAGAAGATGAGAGCTTCGTTTTTTTAGGTATCGAAATAAGTGAGACTCCTTTCGTAAGCGAACAGGATGTGCAAGGGAACTCAACTTATTTATTAGGTATCAAAATCACCATTCATCAATTCAAAAATTAGGAGGAAATTTAAATGGCAGAAAATAGTAAAGAATTTTTACTAAACTTTAAAAACAAATTGGAAATTGATACTTCAGGAAGTACAGATTTAGATAAAATCGCATCGGCTAAATTCGCACCATTAGCAGCAGGGATCACAACTATTACTCCGGCTGCAGCGGACACTACAGATGCATCCCATTACTACGATGGAGAAGGATTCGCTGATTCCACTGTAACTGGTAAAAATATCACGTTCCAAGTTGCGGGACACCGTGTATTTGGAGATCCAGCTCAAGATTATGTAGCGTCTAAATTCTTGTCAATCGGAGATGAATTACGCACGTTAGCACAATGGACTGATGCCAAAGGGAATAAGGTTCAAGCTGTTGTTACATTGACTGCTATTGTACCTTTCGGTGGTGCAGCTAATGCTAAACAAACGTTCAGCTTCACAATGACATTCAACGGCAAGCCAAAATCGGTAGCAGCGGGGGAGTGATTAGCCCCACAAGCGTAACGCTTAATAAAACAACGTTATCACTTGTTGTCGGGGCAACAGAAACTCTTGTGGCAACAATTTTACCAGCAAATGCTACAAATAAAAATGTGACATGGTCATCTAGTGATTCAACCATAGCTACGGTTGATACCAAAGGGAAGGTTGTAGCTGTTAAAGCCGGAACTACAGAAATTACAGTTAACACAGTAGATGGTAATAAGAGTGCTAAATGTACTTTAACAGTAACTGAATCATAAAATTAGACAGATTAGAGCAGGTTAAACCCCATTATGGATACCTGCTCTTTTAATTTGGAGGAAAAAATAATGGCTATCAATAATGTAATTGATTTAGATGCAAAATTATCACTAACTAAATCCGTAAAAATTGCAGGCAAAGTATATGAAATCACTATTTCTGATGAGGTTGATCAAGCTTTGATGGATTTAACTAGTGTAGATGTCCCATCGCAATTAGAACACCTGACAGAAAAAGCAGAGAAATTGGAAGATTTAGAAGATAAATCAACTGATAAATATAAAGAGTTTATTCGCCTAGAAGTTGCTAAATTGAAAGATCGTTCAATCGCTGCACTAGATAAAGTGTTGGGAGAAGGAGAAGGAACCCGTGTATATAAGAGTTACGGAAATAGTACAAAGGCATTATTAACTGTCATTGGTTTATTGCAAAAAGAGTTGGGTGAATTGATGATTGAACGTAAAAAAACCGCTGATAACTATTACAAAAACAAACATAAAAAGAAGTGATATAGATGTTTGATTTGGTTGAGGATTTAGAAAATACACTAATCATTGAAGGAGAAGAATATAAATTTGACCTTTCCTTTGATGTGGTGATTAGATTCTATGAATTGCTAGAAGATAAAAATTTAAAATCATTTGAAAAAATTAATAAAGCTTTTGATTTGTTTTATTTTGATGCTAAAGCTCCCATTAGTGATTTTACTTTCGAACAGAAGCAAGCAGCAATCGAAGAAATAAGTAATTATATACAAAAATGTCCATACGGAAATAACAATAATGATCAGGAATCCGGAGATACTGTGCCGGAAAAACTTTATTCTTATTCTCAAGATGCTGGAGCGATCTATTCTTCATTTTTAGCAGATTACGGCATCGATTTATTAAGAGAAAAAGGAAGAATGCACTTCATCACGTTCAAAACTCTTTTATTTGGATTAAGCGAAAATACTCATTTTCAACGAATTTTATCTATTCGTTCTAGAAGTATTAATGGACTAGAAGGCGAGGCACTTACTAGCCTACTAGAATTGCAAGAGTACTATGCCCTTGATTCAGAAAAAACTGTAAATAATCTAGATGATCAACTTGGCAGTATGTTTGAAATGCTAGCTGCTCAAGCAAAAAAATAGAGAGGAGGTAATTAAAGAATGTCTGCAGATGCGACGATAAATATTGATGTCATGCTCTCTAACTTACCAAAATTTAAAACGGATGTTAGTTTTATCGATGAAATACTATCTAAATTAGGTGCAAATACCGGTAAACAAATGGATGAATCGTTTGCTTTAGAAGCAAAATCAGTCCAAGAACACGCAGATGCTACTAAGAAAAAAATAGATGATACTTTAGGAAAAACAACGAAAGTAAAACTTACGGCAGATAATACTGATGTCAAAGAAAAATCAGGGGAAGCTAAAAATCAAGTATCGAAGATTCCAGATAAAAAAAGCACAACATTCACAGCAGATGCTGTACAAGCTAAAACAGAGACCAGAGAACTAGGAGAAACTGCAGAAAAAACTGAATCAAAATTTGTAAGTTTAAAAGATAAACTTACTATTGGAGCAGTAGCGGGTGCGACTTCTCAAGCAGTTCAAGTTATTACAGGAAGCTTTACAGATTTAGTAGGAGAAGGTTTAGCAGCTTCTGATTCAATGGATAAATTCCGCTCTACTATGAAGCTCGGTAATTTTGGGGAAGAAGAAATTGATAAAGCAGCAAAAGCAGTAAAAAAATATGCGGATGATACAGTTTATGATCTATCAGATGTTTCGAATACCACAGCACAGTTAGCAGCTAACGGCATTAAAAACTACACCGAGTTGACTCAAGCAGCCGGAAACTTAAATGCTCAAGCCGGTGGTAATGCTGAAACGTTCAAATCTGTAGCAATGGTCATGACACAAACGGCAGGAGCGGGAAAATTAACAACAGAAAACTGGAATCAGTTGGCTGATGCCATTCCGGGCGCTTCTGGCGTACTACAAGAAGCAATGAAGAAAAACGGTGCTTTTACTGGGAACTTCCGTGAAGCAATGGAAAAAGGCGAAATATCTGCTGATGAATTCAATACAGCCATTACTGAATTAGGTATGAATGATGGTGCGGTTAAAGCAGCTAAGTCTACTTCGACCTTTGAGGGTGCAGTTGGTAATTTACGAGCCAATGTTGTTTCTGGAATTATGGACATTATTGATCATTTAGGAAAAGATAACTTGACTGGCATGGTCAATAAGGCTTCTGATGCAGTGGTAGGTGTATTTCAACACATTGCAGATGTCTTTTTATATTCAAAAACATGAGGATACTATTACGAATATTTCCAATAATGTAAAAAAAATAGTTGGAGCCTTGTTCTCAGGGGCATGGGAAGAAGGTAAAGATTTACTTTTTGATGTCGGTAAAATGCTTGGATTAGTTGATGAAAATGCCCAAAGCGTTAAAGACCCCCTTGAATTAATTAACGAAATAATTGGGAAAATAGCCAAACATAAAGATGAAATAAAGCTCTTTGGCGAAGCACTAGTTATAATGTTTGCTGTTAAAAAAGGCTATGAATTCATTAAAATGTTAAAAGAAGCAAAAAAAACTTTAATGGAAATGACTGCTATTGAAACAATTACTGATTTTTTAGGCGGTGGAGGGTTCTCGTTTGGCAAAAAGGCAAGTACTAAAAATATAGGAAATGTGGGTGCTGAAATTGCTGAAACAATTTTACCAAAAGGTGGTAAAGGAGTCGCTACTATTGCTGATGATGCACTAGAGTCTGTTTCTAAACTAGGTGGGTTAGCAAAACTAAGTAAAGGAGTAAGCAAAGTGCTACCTTTTGCTGGGGTACTTGCCAGTGCAACTGAACTGTTGGGTAAAGGATCAGCTTCTTCAAAACTAGGGGCTTTTGGTGGTTCTTTAGGCGGAAGTGCGGCAGGAGCAGCTATTGGAACTGCTATTTTACCAGGAATTGGAACTGCAATTGGTGCAGGATTGGGTGGACTTGGCGGAACTGAATTAGGTAAAAATCTAGGGAAAGATATTGGCAAAGGATTTAAAAACTATGCACCTAGTTTAACGAACCTTTTGGGAGATATAGGACATGATATAACTAAAAAATTTAGTAAAAATGTAGGATCAAATGCAAAAGAGCTTTCAAAAACTTACACCAAAGAGATGGAAAAACTTAATAAAATAGCTGTCAAAATACCAAAAGGCGATAAAGAATTAAAAAAACAGAAAGCCCAAACGACTGAAATATTCAAAGATATGTCAGACTCTATACAAAAATATTATAAAAAGAAAGAAAAATCATCTAAAAGTGATTATGACTATTTCGTTAAAAATGGATTAATGACCCAAAAAGAAGCTGACAAAGCCCTAGCTAAACAAAAGAAAAATGATGATGAACAGAAAAAGAATCATCAAAAAGCTCTCAAGTCTATGCAAGTTTATTCTGGTGAACATTATGCCAATGTGGAAAAAATCGAAAAAGGTGGTACCAAAAAACTCCAAGATATCGCAAAAAAATATGGAAAAGATAGTAAAGAATATAAAAAAGAATTGAACAAAGAGTTAGAAGAAGAGCAGGAAAAATATGCTAAAAACATGAGTAAAGCGCAGTCTAAGCTGAACGAGCAAATTAGCAAAGAAACGAAAATAGCTTCGGGAAAACAGCTAGATATTTTGCAGGATTTGAAAGACCATAAGGGCAAACTCTCTCATGAAGAAATGAAAAATGCTATCTTAAATTCTAAAGAACAACGTGACACGATCATTAAAGATGCAAAAAAAACAGCAAATGATTCAATAAGTGCCGCTGATAAAAAATACAAAGAAACTGTTGAAAAAGCAGACAAAGAACGTTATGAAAATGGGACTATGTCCAAGAAGCAGTATGATGAGGTTGTGAAACAAGCAAAGAAAGAGCGAGATGATGCTGTCACAGCTGCTACTGAGAAAAGGGATAAATCAATAAAGAAAGCCCAAGAAACTCATAAAGAAGTAGTAGATCAAGCAACCCAACAGGCCGGAGAACACAAAGGTGCTGTTGATGGTGAAACAGGTGAAGTTGTAGGCTCTTGGGATGAAATGAAAACAAACATGGGATCCATTGTTGAAGGTGTCGCACACGGTATTGGCCATTTGATACATGCACTGAATAAAGGCTGGGGAAACGATCTTATTGAATACAAATTCGGTGCACATGCAAAAGGTTCTAGTGGATTGACCGAAGACGAAATTGCTCTGGTTGGAGAAGAAGGATTCGAGCTTGCTCATCATCCATCTAAAGGTATTTTCCCTGTGGGTGTTAACGGTCCAGAAATTCGTCCTCTACAAGCTGGTACTTCAATTTTACCCCATCATATGTCTAAAGAATTCTTGGCAATGACAAAGGGGCTACCCGCACACAAAGACGGTGTCTGGGGTACTATCACGAATATGTTTGATTGGGTTAAAGATAAAGCTAAAGATGTATGGTCTTTCGTTTCAGATGGTGCCGGCAAAGCTTATGATACGATTGCTGATAAACTTGGTGTCTCTGACTTTTTAGATAACCTTGGTGATTCAGCTGAATATAAAGTTGCTGCAGGTGGTATCTCTAATATAAAAGATAAGATTATCGAATACGCACAAAACTTCTTTGATAAGTTTAATGAAGAAAATGGAGGCGGCAGTTTCGATGGTGCAATGGCAGATAATGTATATAAATATTTAGTAGATATTGCAAACCAAGCCGTTAGGAAATTCGGTATGAGCGGGATTACTTCAGGTTACCGACCAGGAGATCCATATTGGCATGGGAAGCATCAAGCGATTGATATTGCTTATCCATCAAGTATGAATGGTTCAAGCAAATATTTTGATCCTGCAAACTGGGTATTTGAGAATTTTGCCGATAAAGTTGGGTATGTTATCACGCAGGGAAAAGTGCGTGATAGAACTGGCCAATCAGGTCAACCAGCAACTGGTTCATGGGAACCATGGCCAGATAATGATCATTACGACCATTTGCATATTACAGGTAAGCTTGGCTCTGGTGATATTTATAAAGCAGGCGAAGGTGGCGGAAAAGGTTCGCCTACAGGTTCTGGCGTTGCAAGGTGGACTAGCCAATTAAAAGAAGCCTTGCGAATGAATGGATTACCAACCACTGCTTCGTATGTCAATGCTTGGTTAAGGCAAATCGAGACTGAATCAGGAGGCAATGAGCGTGCTGTTCAGCCTGGAATAGACCCAGATGGTGATGGCTCTGGTCCAGCAATGGGACTAATACAAGCTAAGAAAGGAACATTTTTAGCAAATGCGTTTCCTGGCCACGGAAATATTTTTAATGGTTTTGATAGCATGCTTGCTGGTATTAGATATGCACTGAAAAGATATGGTCCTGATATGCTCGCAGTCATTGGTCATGGTCATGGTTATGCTGATGGTGGAGAAATAAATGGTCCTGAATTAGCATGGATTGGGGAAGACCCTGCTTATCCAAAAGAATTTATGATAAATCCTGCTAAATCTTCTGCAGATGACTTGATTATAAAAGCAATCCGCTCGAGGGAACAATTTAGACCTGCTTCAGCAAATAATGTATCAAGCAATTCGAGTGGATTTTTAACAAGCGAAATTTCAGAAAGTTCACTTCAGAAGCTGTCTCAAGCTTTGAATAATCGTCCAGTTGAGGTAATTAGTCATCTAGACGGTAAGAAAGTCAGCAAAAGTGTAGATGAATATACTGGTTCATCATTAGCAAGAAAACTATATACGAGAGGAAAGAATTTCAATGGATGATAAAACATCAGTATTTCTCCAATTTAGTACAGGTAAATTTGACTTACTATCAAATTACCGAATAAAAATCATTGATATAAAAATTGGGATGCCAGTACCTAAAAATGAGTTTTCTTCCTATGCAGGTTCAGTAGGAAAAAAGCTGCTGACACACTCATTTGATTCTTTTCCTATTACTCTTGAATTTGATTATTTTGCAGATAATCTGAATGACCTTATTTTGACTGAAACAGAATTGAGAGAACTATTTAATAAAGAAGCTGAATACTACTTTATCTATACGAAAGAACCTGGTAAAAGATTTCCAGTGATCGTTGAGAGTATGACTATAACCAAAAAGGCATATTTTAAAGGAAATTGTGTTGTATCATTTTCCGCCTATAAAGGATATTCTGAATCAATTGCAACGACTTTAACGGATTTCAATCTAGAGGAAGAATGGCAATTCTCGCAAGGTCTAGTGGCGGAAGATTACAAGTATACGCATCAGACTAGTCACTTCATTATTTACAATGCCGGAAGCTTTGAAATTGATCCACGTGAACATTATCTGCGGATCGTATTAGAAGGAGAATCAGAAGGTAATGTAACGATCTTTAATAAAACGACTGGTGATCGATTTATTTACTATCCATCACTTTCTACGAATCTCGGACAGACATTAGTCTTAGATGGCGTGATTCCAAAATTGAACGGTGTAAGTTGTGGAATCAATACGAATCACGGTCTGATCAATTTGGTTGAGGGAGTCAATGAAATCGAGATCCAAAATATTACTCGCGTGAAATCTTCATGGGATTTCCGTTTCTTATATAAGTAGGTGATTGAGTGACTGAGTTAATTATTCGAAATTATGAACAAACCAAAGAAGAAATCCTTGTCGGTTATGACAAGGGTTCTTTTTATGAAAACTGGCAACAAAATGAAACGTGGGAGATTGGCTTTACCGTTACCAGCAATTCGTTGAATCAAGAAGTATTTGATTTAGTCGAATACGAGTCTTCTGTTTTCTACAACGGACAGGAATTTGTGATCAAAGAAATGACTCGCAAAGCACTTGGACAGTTGTTGACGAAACAAGTAGTTGCGACACATATCTATTACACCGTTCAAGATGGTTATCAGTACGATACAGTAACTGGTGCGAGATCTATTAGCCAGTTACTCACACATGTATTTAGTGCAGGGAGTCGCGGCTTTACATGGGAAGTCATTGATCCAAACAAGAAATTCCTTACAGTCGAACAAGAAAACTTCGGTAATGCGAATTATTTGAAGCTGATCAATGATATTCTGACTGACTATAATGCAGTCGTGATTCCGAATAATAAACATTTAACTTTCTATCCCGCCAGTGAGTACGGCCAGCAGACGGAAGAACAGATTCGCTATAAATACAATACAGATGAAGTGTCATTCGATATTAATACGTACAGTCTAAAAACACAAATCAAAGGCTATGGAAAATTGAAGGATGGCGCAAATACTGAGAATCCTAAAGATAGTGACTATAGATTTACTCCTATCACTTACACAAGTCCTAAATCACAGAAGTGGGGAATCAGGATACAAGATCCTGTTAAAGACGAACGGTATACCGTATCAGGGAACATGCTAGAGCGGTTAAAGACAGACTTGCAAGACTATCCAAGTATTTCGGGATCTGTAACGTTGAAATGGAAAATCAGTCCCGAAAAAGGCGATCATGTCCCGTTTATTTATGAACCTTTGAATATCAATACCTATATTCAAGTGGTAGGAATCAAGACGTATCCAGCGATACCAAATAAGCCACCAGAAATCACATTGAGCAACACAAAGAAAACAATGACGTCGATACTCGCTGAAATGGCGAAGAAAGGAGTGATTTGATGGGGTTATTAAAATTAATCAGTAACCGTATCTCTACAGAATGGAAAGAGAAATTTAATAAAAATATTGACTACCTCAATGATCTTGAAAAGAAGCTATCTGATCAAGACAAATCAACGAACAGTCGTATTGATAATCTCGTGCTTCATTCAGGCGGTGATTCTCCTAACGAAGTAGTGGATGCTCGAATAAATGCTGAAGGTACGATCTATCCAACGCTTTATTCGAGATTATTAGCATTGGATAACCTTTTCAATTTGAATTATACAGAACTAAAGACAAGACAAGATAATCAACAAGGTCAGCTAAATCAACTAAATGTTTCTGTTGGAACTCTTATGGGAGCATACGGCGAAACGCTCGATTTATATGTTGCTAAAACAGGAAGTGATCAAAGTGGGGATGGTACAGAAAAAAATCCATTTCTTACAATTCAAGCTGCTGTAAATCAAATACCGTTATTAACTAGTTCACGAGTAACTATTTGGATTGGCGATGGAGTATACCTTGAAGATGTCGCGATTCGCAATCTCAAAGCAGTTAGCATTACTTTGCGCAGTCGCCAAAGTGTAACAGATGTAACGTCTGACTTAAGTGTTAAAGTTCGCTCCATTTCATTTATTAGCTCTTTAGGTTACCAACAAGTTAATGGAATCGAGTTTGTAGATCAGGCGAATATTTCAGGACAATTAAAGTGTGCAATTTATTCTGAACAGTCTAGTTATTTAGCTGTCTGGAATTGTCGTTTTGCTGAAACTACTTATGGGAAATCAAATCGTTGTTTATTTGCCACAGGAGGTTCAAAAATTGCTACAAACAATAATTACTACCTAAATCAAAACTGTATTGCAGAAGCTAGAAATTTAGCTGACATTAACATTGATCCAAGTGATCAAGGAACTGGAAATGACTATGGGATAATTGCGGATAACGGAACTGCTAGAATCAAAGTTGTTGGTTCTAAGGTAAAAGCGAATAGAATTGCTGAAGTAAGAAATCAGGGGAATGTCGTTACAGGTAAAATCATTCGCCAAATCACTAACGATGATATTAGCGATCGTGACAATATTACAAACGTTAACGGTACTATTAAACGTGAAGGAGACACAGTCACAATAGCAATCAAGTATGAATGCAATAATTATCCTTCTGATACTTCTAACACAAGAAATGTTATTTTGGTTCCCGCTGGATTTCAACGTGATCAAAGTTATCCTGCTTATCATCCGCTGGCTTTATATCGCAATGAAACCCAACCTGCTGGCGCAAGGGCAGGCTTAACACAAGCTAGTCGCGTAGTCGCATACTCAGGAAATGGATCATCTTATATTTCAGGTACATGGGTAACGAATGACCCAATACCAATTATTTAAGAAAGGAGGATATAGATGTTTAAAATTAATGAATCGATTATTGTGATTCAAGCAGAAGCCACTAGTCCAAACAGAACGAATGTTGTTTTTTGGTCACATGATCGGGGAACTGCCAAGCTTCGAATGAAATTAGTTCGGAAAAACGGCATTCCTCAAAGTCTGCCAGAAGGAACAACCGTTCCAATTCGTCTGATGTTCCGTTCTGCAACAGCAGAAGGCGGATATGGGAAACATGACTATCTCGCAACCATTGAAGATCGTGTGAATGGAATTGTTTCTATTGTGTTAGAGGATAATATACTGGGATACGTAGGCACCGTAGAAGGTAGCGTATATATTGATTTTCCAAACGACCGCTCGTTAGATACAGCTGGTCGTTTTACTTTTTATATCAAACGCAGTCCAATTGATGATAGTACGCCAGAACTAGAAGATTATTATTTTAATGGGTTCAGCCAGACCATTGATAAAATTGAGAAAATTCTAGCTGATGGGAAGCAAGAGATTGAACAGAAAATTACGGAATCTGAAACGCAGATTGATGCGAAAGTAAAAGACACAAACGATACTTTGATTTTTAAATAGAAAGACATTTGGGTTAAATTGTGAGATAATAATAAAGAAGAGTTTAAAGCGCACCCCAAACCACTTCCCCATAAGTGTGTTACGCTTTAAACTCTTTTATACTTGAAGCTATTAAAAAGCATACCATATAACTGTAAAAAATAATGGGAAAAAGACTTATAATTGGAGTGATAGTTAATTAGTGACTTATTTTTGATTTTATAGCACTGATACTATAAAATATAGATATCATCATATTACACAATCTTAATACTAACTTAAAAATTTCTCCTTTTATAAGTATGGTGATAAAATCCGTTCTGGGCTACCTTTTTAGGTAGCCTACTTTAATCTTTGTATCTTTCTGGATCAACAAAAGTATACTTTACATAGTCAAATCGTTTATGTTTTGCTCTAACATCTGGAACATTTGTCACTACATCAAACAAAAAGTATACATCCTTCTTCATTCTCGTTTTCGCAGCAGGAATTTTAAAGTAGTTCTTATTAGAATAATGGAGATTGATTAATAAACTGTCTTCAATTGCTAAAAAGAAAACTTCTGAATCCCATACTTTATATAAATCTTTGATAAATCTATTCGAAGGATCAAATTTAAACCATAATTGCGTCTTTCCTTCTATTAAAATATCTTGGTTATACGCATCTTCTTTGAAATTTAAGGTAATTGATATGTATCCCGACCAAATATTAGGGTTGTTAGAAATTAAAGACCCTAGTCCTAGTGATAATAAAATACCAGATAATTATACAGCGCAACAGTATATTGAAGATATTTACAATGTTAGATCTGAAATACAAAGAGTTCTAGATAGAATTGAAAATGAAATTGGTAAGGTAATGATGGAAATGGAAAGATCGTGATAAAGTTTTTGTTACTATTTTTAATAATGCAGCAAAAAAATATTGCCACCATTTTGCCACCGATGACTGAGGTTTTCTCAGGTGTTTTGAAATGACCTAAAGATAGAAGAGATTATTTAGTTCCTTTATAACCTTTAATACTAGAAGCTTAGAGACTATCTTAGATTAATAGAGAATAGTACAGTTAGATTATTGCGAAAAGAAGCCTTCATGGCCGTTCTGAAGATGGATGAGGAAGAAAGTAAGAAGTAGCAAGGAATTTAGGAGTTTCTTAGCTTTCAAAATTTGTGAAATTCAAAAATATTCGCCCTATGTTCGCCCAAGTTTTTACTTGGGCGAATTTTTTGCATTTTAAATCAAAGATCTTTTCAGACGTTGGGCGAAAATATCAACAGCTTCATTTTTCATTTTTTTGGTTACATGTGCGTAAGCATCCATAGTAGTAACTAATCTAGAATTACCAACTCGAGCCTGGATTTCTTTTGGGTTTGCCACCGGATTGTTACCGGTGGCTTTTTTTGGTAAAATTCAAGAATTTTTTCTTAAATTCTCCATGATATCTATCGTTTCAGTTCCCGGAGAATCAGGTCACACACAATCGCCAATGTCCAATTGGCACGGGATTTGAAACCTACTTCCTCCGGAGTGTGGTAGGCGACGATTTGGACCAGTTCCGCTTCCTGTTCATCTGTCAGCCGTGAAGGTCGTCCGCTTTGTTTTTTGGAGACTAAACCTTGGATTCCATTATGGCAGTAGTTTTTCACATAGTGGCTGACAGTATGCTCGTCGCGGCCTATGGTGTGCCCGGCTTCTTTCCGGGTGTGGCCTTCAAGAACCAACTTGACTGCCAGGAAACGCTCGTACAACCGGCGGTTGTCTGTCGTATTCATCGCTTTTTCCAATTCACGGATTTGGCGTTCTGTTTCCATGTTCCCCACTCCTCAAGTGTTTTCTTTAGTATACGCCTATAGGAGGAAAAACGAATACAATTTAACTCAATTTATATAATAGCCAAATAATAACCAAATAATAAGAAGAATAGTTTCGAATGAATCACAGATACCTCAAATTAACAAAATTAAGAAAACACGAACTAACTGCAGCGAAAGCAAAATTAAAAAAAGAATACGGAGCTTCTGCAGAAGAAACATATAAAGTTGCGAAAAATTGTATTGCTAATATAATCACACTGCAAACATTTTGTTTAAAAACGGAAGTAGTTAACGAAGAACAAAAAGAAACTAGATATTACTCGATTAATTGA